CAATTTGAACAGGAGTTCGGTAACTCTTTTCACGGCAGATCAAATACTCTAATTAACTCAGATTCTATTCTTGCTTTAAAAGCTCAAGAACCTATGGAATATAAGAATGGTGTTTCATATTATGAAAAGCCCATTGCTGGTCACACATATGTAATGTGCATCGATGTTTCGAAGGGAAGAGGACAGGACTATTCAACATTTAATATATTTGATGTTCAGTCAGATAGATTTAAACAGGTGTGTACATTCAGAGATAACATGGTATCCCCATTGATATTTCCAGACATAATTGTTAAGATTGCAAGCCTCTATAATGAGGCTATTGTTCTTATCGAGAATAATGATGTTGGACAGGTGGTTTGTAATGCAGTGTATTATGACTATGAATATGATAATACATTTGTTCAGTCTTCGACTAAAGCTGGGGGTATCGGAGTCACAATGTCAAAGAGGATTAAAAGGATTGGTTGCTCAAATCTAAAGGACATTATCGAACTTGGTAAGCTTGAGATTGTAGATGCCGATACTATATCGGAAATGGCTACATTTGAGATGCATGGATCTTCTTATGCAGCAAGTGGAGGCAATCATGATGATCTTGTGATGAATTTGGTTCTCTTCGCTTGGTTTATATCATCCGATGCCTTTGGTAATATACTCGATATGGATTTAAAGGATATGTTATATCAAGATAGGATAAGGGAGATCGAAAATGATCTATTACCTTTCGGATTTATCGATGATAATAAGCAAGGGCCTGTTCGTAATGAGTCATATGATAAATTAGTGGAACAGCAGAAGAATTGGTTAGAATTCTAGAGATCCTTATATATATAAATAAACATGAGTGACGTGAAATAATTCTTGTTATTTATACAAACATCTTATTATAATAAACTAAAACAACTGAAAGGTAATTATGGGTTTTCAAGTATCGCCTGGAGTCGAGGTAAAAGAAATCGACTTAACAAATGTCATACCGGCAGTATCCACCTCTATTGGTGGATTTGCAGGGTATTTTAAATGGGGGCCTGTTAATCAGATCTCTCTCATTTCGTCCGAGAAGGGTTTGCTCCAAAAGTTTGGAACACCAGACTCTTCTGTTCTCTATGCTGATCCGTTTTTCCAAGCGGCTTCATTCCTTCAATATGGCGAAGCACTTAAGGTTGTTCGTGGTGGTAATTCATCCGACTTCAGTAATGCATCTGATTTAGATTCTGTTGATTCACCTGATAATGGTGTGTGGATTCCTAATCAAACATACTTTGAAGAGTCTTTCACATCACCTGAAGGTGGTACATTTGCTGCTAGATACCCAGGTGTTGCTGGTAACTCTCTTAAGGTTTATGCTTTGAATAAGGCTAATTATGAAGGGTTGAATGATGTTTCACCTGTAAGTTCTGAAGAACTAGCAGTATTCAACTCGTTTGATCTTGCTCCTGATGCTACAGAAATTCACGTCGCAGTTATCGATGTAAATGGTGTATTCGGTGAAGCTGGTCAAATCATTGAGAAGTTTGCTGGATTGGATATCTCCAAAACTGCTAAGACTGCTGCTGGTGCAACTAATTACATCAAGAATGTAATTAATGCTCAATCACAGTATGTTTATCTTATCAAAGGTGATTCGAGTGCTTTCACCACTGATTCATTCGGAGCTTTCGATTCTCCATTGGTTCAAGATGGTGTGTTCCGTCTTGGAGGTGGTAAAGAAGCTAGTGGTGAAACATCACTTGATCTTGATACTCAGAATGCATTGGATTTCCTTGCAGATTCAGAGATTGAGGACGTAAATCTTATCTTCTCACAAATCATGTCTTCTGGAGCACTTCTTCAGAATTACACTCACTCTATCGCTTATACAAGAAAAGATGCAGTTGCATTCCTTTCTCCACCTAAGTCAGCTACAGTAAATCAAACCAACCCACTTGCAGCAGTTAGGACTTTTGCTAATGATGACATCACAAATCGTGGTGCAGATGGCTCTTATGGTGTTATTGATTCTGGAGCATTGTATATCTACGATCGTTATAATGACGTATATCGTTATATCCCAGCAAATGGTCATATTGCAGGTCTCTGTGCTAACACAGATGATGTTGCAGAACCTTGGTTCTCGCCCGCTGGTTTCAATCGTGGAAGTCTTCGCAACATTGTGAAGGTTGCTTATAACCCTAAGAAAGCAGATAGAGATGAACTCTATAAAGCTGGTGTTAATCCAGTTGCAGCTTTCCCAGGTAATGGCATCGTTCTCTTCGGTGATAAGACTGCACAAGCTAAACCATCTGCCTTTGATAGAATCAATGTTCGTAGATTGTTTATTGTATTAGAAAAAGCAATTGCAACTGCTGCTAAATATCAGTTGTTCGAACTCAATGATGAATTCACCCGCGCATCTTTCAGAAATGCGGTTGAGCCATTCTTGAGAGGTGTTCAAGCACGTCGTGGTATCACTGACTTCTTAGTTGTATGTGATGACACAAATAACACTGGTGATGTGATTGATACTAATCGTTTTGTTGCTGATATCTATATTAAGCCCGCAAGATCGATTAACTTCATCACACTTAACTTCATTGCTACACGCACAGGAGTTGACTTCGCTGAGATTGCTGGACTATCTAACGCTTAACATAAATAAGAAAGGATAAAAAATTATGTCAGATTTTAAAATAGATAATCTTAAAGGTAAACTACAAGGTGGCGGAGCACGTGCCAACCTTTTCAAAACCACATTCACTGGCCCATTTGTTAATACAGTGGCCGATCTCTCATCACATCTATGTAAAGCTGCTCAACTTCCGGGTTCAGTAGTTGGTCAGATTGATGTACCATATCGTGGTCGAGTCTTGAAAGTTGCGGGAGATCGCACTTTCGAAAACTGGACTGTTACATTCATCAATGATGAAGGTTTCGATATTCGTGATGCCTTCGAAAGATGGATGAATGTTATCAATCAACACGTTGAAGGTGAAGGCGCTATCAATCCAGAAGACTATCAAGCTACTATGCAGGTTGATCAGCTTTCTAGAAATGGTGATACAGCTAAAAGTGTTGTAATTAACGGTGCTTTCCCTGTTAACATCTCTGCTATCGATCTCAGTTATGATACAACTGATGCGATTGAAGAATTTACTGTTGAGTTCGCTTATCAGTATTGGACTTCTACAGGAACAACTTCGTAAGTAATTAAAAATTATGGGCTCCTCATCTGGGGAGCCCATATATTTTCGTATAAATAACATATATGAATCTATTTGGATATGAAATTAGTAAAAAGATTGCATCGAGAGAAACAAAACTCGATAAAGATCTAAAATCATTTGTTACACCACGTGACGAGGAAGGCTCTTCTTCTGTTGCTACAACTGGTGGATACTACGGTCAATACGTCGATATTGATGGTACTAGTAGTGACAGCTCATCAGAGTTGATTGTTAAGTATCGGGAATCTGCATCACAACCAGAGTGTGATCAGGCCATTAATGATATTGTTGACGGAGCTATTGCATCAGGGGATGATTCTGCACCCGCTGCATTAAATATGAATGACTCTGAATTACCAGATTCAATCAAGAAGCAGATTCAAGAAGAATTTAGTAAGGTACTATCCTTATATAAGTTCAATCGTAGGGCGTCTGATCTATTTAAGGAATGGTATATAGACGGACGACTATACTTTCACGTCATAACTGACGAAAAGAATTTTAATAAAGGTATTAAAGAGCTTAGACAGGTGAATCCTTTACATCTTAAAAAGGTTAAAGAGGTTAAAAAAGTTCTTGATCCAAAGACTGGGGCCAAAATCCCAAAGACTGTATCTGAATATTATATTTACTCAGAGGGTGGCGATGGTTCCGGTTCAGATGTTGGATTTAAGATTGCCAAAGAAGCCATCATCTCATGCCCTTCTGGTTTACTTGATGTTAATCAAGAAAATATAATAGGACATTTACATAAGTCAATGAAGTTGGTGAATCAACTTCGAATGATGGAAGATTCATTAGTGATGTATCGTGTATCACGTGCACCAGAAAGACGAATCTTCTACATTGATGTCGGCAATCTTCCAAAGGGTAAGGCTGAAGAATATGTACAATCTGTGATGAGTAAATATCGCAACAAGCTTGTATATGATTCGGCTACAGGTGAGATTAGAGATGATACCCGACATATGTCAATGCTTGAAGACTTTTATATGCCACGAAGAGAAGGTGGTAGGGGTACAGAGATTACAACTCTTCCTGGTGGAGAGAATCTTGGACAGATTGAAGATGTTCTATTCTTTCAGAAGAAACTTTATAGATCTTTGAATGTGCCTATTGCAAGACTTGAACAAGATACTACTCATGCATTTGGACGACCAAGTGAAGTATCTCGTGACGAAGTTAAATTTCAGAAATTCATTGATAAGCTTAGAAACAAATTCTCTTTTCTATTGATTGATGCTCTACGAATTCAGTTAATCCTAAAGGGTGTTATTAAACAGTCTGAATGGGATACAATCGAAGAGAGTATTGCAATCAATTATGTTGAAGATAATTACTTCTCTGAATTGAAGGAAGCCGAGATTAT